CCGCCTTTCGATTCTGGAAGGTTGGAAAGAAGCCATTAAAAAGATGAATTTTGATTCGGATGTTGAGTTTATCATTTCAACTGACCGAAGTATTCAAAACATGCTTAAAAAAGGCTCAAAATTCAACTGTGACGTGCTGGTTATTGATGAGTGGCAGAATATGTCATCGGAGAAACAAGTGTCGTTATATCGGCGTATAAAGCGAAAATACACGATAGGTCTTTCAGCTACTCCAATCAGAAAAAAAGGGCAAAATTTTTACCCCCTCGAAAAAACGATTTTTGGTTTTGCAAATCCAAATAATAAATTTGATTGGCAAAAAGCACACGGAAGAATGGTGTATGATCCATTCACTTATTCGAAAGAAAAATGGGAGGATTTCAGAGACTATGAACGATATGTTAATAATCTGCCAAACTTCTTTAGATGGGAAGAAATCGAAGAAATCGAAAATGCCGTTGAAAACAACGGTTACGAAATTAAGTTCTATCCAGTAACTGTCGAGCCTGGAAATCCAGAAACATTAAACAAGTTTAGAAAATTAAATCTTGTGACTGTAAAAGGTGAAACAGCAATGGCGAAACAATCTTTTGGACGAAACACATTCGAAAGATACCTCAATCAAGCAGGAGTAGAAGTCGATTTTCCAAAAATCAAACCAGTTAACGCTGATACTCCACTAATGCTAAAGCTCGATGGATTAATTGAAAGAGCACCACACGATATGCTGATTGTCAGCAAGTCGAAACAGATTGTAAATGTCATCAAAGAACGGCATCCACACATCGGAATCTGGACAGGGGATGTTCAAGAAGGACTCGATAAAAAGGTAGTAGTTGCTACAAACCAGGTTCTTGGAGTCGGTGTTGATGGCTTGCAACACAAATATCAAACAATCGTTGTTCTAGATCCAGTTGAAGAAGGTTCTGGAGAATATGACGACTATCGCCAATTGTTATGGCGAATAACAGGAAGTAGACAACAACACGATGTAAACGTGATTGAATTTTATTATAAAGGAGAATGAAATTGTTTAAATTACCAGAAAATAAACCGCAAACACCAAAGGATACTCCAAGGAATTACTTCATTTATGGGGAAACCATGAGTGGTAAATCTTACCTAGCGAATGAGTTCCCGAATCCGATTGTTTTGAACACGGACGGGAATGCGGAAGCAAACAGCGTGCCAAGTATTCAACTATTAAATGACAAAGATAAATCAGGTCGAATTACTAATTCAGTGATTAAGCAGCTAGGAGAAATCCTATTAGCTTTACAAACGCAAGAACATTCATACGAAACAGTCGTAATCGACGTTATTGATGACGTTATCGAAATGATTAAAATCGCTGTGTGTGATGAACTAACTCCGCCAGGGAAACCTCGATTGAAATCATTATCTGAAATTCCATACGGTAAAGGTTATGACTTCTTCAACCAAGCAATTACGGAACTGGTTATTGACCTTAAAGCATTACCAATGAATGTGATTTATATCAGCCGTCAAATTTCAGAGTATGACGATAACGGAAATGCTACGAAAGACAAACCAAGCTTGAAAGATAAGTACGTGAACCTTATCAACGGTAATTCAGATTTAATGATCCACACAGAGAAAATCGGCAATAACTACAATCGTGAAGTCGACAGAAAACGTAAGACTTATTATGCGGACCAGGTGGATGACAAAGCGATTTTGAAAATCTTATCCACCATTAGAGGCGCTGTTGAACCACCTCGAAAACAACAAGAAACAACAAAACCAGTTACAAAACCAAAAAAACAAGAAACAGTTGAAGTTTCTAATAATGAAGACGAATTATTTTAAAACTAAAGGAGAAATGAAAAATGAGTTTATTAAGTATTGCAAAGAAAATTAAAGAAGATGGATTTGACCCACGTAAGGATAGCGTAAATGGACCTGCAGCATTACCAGCCGGTGACTATACAGTCGTATTAAAACGAGTGCAATTCAATATTGCACCAAGCGGATGGGAAAGCCTAGGATTCACGTTCGAAGTCCGTGAAGGTGAATTTAACGGACGTACTGAATATGTATCTTTTGGAACATTATCTGAATGGAACGGCAAAGACCTAACTTGGTCAGTAGAACGAACAATTAAGTTCTTTACTAAAGCAATCGAACTTGCTGGAGATAAGGTCATGAAGAACGACTTCGAAGACGGAATAGCATTAGCTGATGCCTTAGAACGTAAAGCAGTTGGTTCTTACTTCACATTAAAAATCCTAGAAACAAAAGGTAAAGAAGACAAAGTATATCGCAACTATGACATTGAAGAAAATGCTGAAAATGCGATGCATACAATCGACGTGGAAGATTCAGATTTACCGTTCTAAGATAAGGTGATCTCATGCACTCGATGAAAGAATATGCGCTGTTGTATCAGCAAAAAGGGTTCTCGGTAATTCCGATTAGTCCTACAACTAAAAGACCATTAATTGAATTTGCGGATAAACCACCTCTTGATGCTGATGGTATTAACGAAGTTTGGAATCAATACCCGAATGCGAACATCGCACTAAGGACTACGAACTTCTTCGTGATTGACATTGACAAACACGGACAAACCAGTGGATATGATTCGTTGAAGAATTGGGAACATTTAAACCTAATCGAGCCCACGCTTCAAGCTAAAACGGCATCAGGAGGAAAGCACCTATTCTATTTCAAGCGTGATGATATCCATATCAGTCAAATGATTGGATTCCTTCCAGGAGTGGATATCAAAGCGCATGAAAACAATTATGTATTAGTTGCTCCATCCGCAACGGACAAAGGGCAATATGAATGGGATTTGGAAAAATCGCCTGAAAAAGGGATGATGATTACTCCATCACGAGAGTTGATTGAAGCGATTATCAAGCAATACAAAATCACCAACGGACGTGAATTTGATTATAGCGATGGCTTAAGGTCATGGGTTAGCAAAGGTAGAACGTCCGGGAAAACAAAGACAACGGAATTGTTCGAAATAATCGCAAATGGATTAGGTGATGAAGGGAATCGTAATGATAAGCTTGCTAAATTTGTGGGCGGATTATTATGGCGAGGAGTGGACGAGATGGATGTGTTGACGTTGGCTAAAATAGCTAATACCAATACTCCAAATCCACTATCGATGAACGAATTAGAAAGAACAGTAGTAAGTATGATTAACAAAGACAGGAGGTGATTGCGATTGGCGAAGTAGTGAGTTTTTACAAGGATTATGAACCGATTAAAAATAGTAATGGAACATTAAAAACGAACAGTCCAGTAAACGTTCTAAACGCATTTCGTGCTGATGATCAGTTAAATCTCTATCTGAAGCATAACGAATTCTCTCAGGAGCACGAATTAACAAGAGACATCCAACTTGGAAACACGCTCCTTAAAAAAGGAGAGCTGCCTTCGAATTTTGAATCGGTAGTCAAAGTATATTTTGAGAATGTCACTGGTGCAGCATTTACATCTCAAGCGATGATAGATGGCATGGAAACCTTCTTATCTGAACGGTCCTACAATCCAGTAAAGGAGTATATGGAAGAAGCTGAGAAAGGCTGGGACAAACGGAAACGCATTGGACAAATGCTGCAAGTCTATCTAGGAGCTAACCAAGACCCTCTGGTGTCAAAAATCGCTGAAATGTGGATGGTAGGTGCTGTTGCTAAAGTATATGAGCCTTACGTTAAATTTGACTACGTTCTGGACTTAGTAGGTGGCCAGGGTGTTGGTAAGACTTCATTTCTACAAAAGCTCGGTGGACATTGGTACACGGATGCAGTAACTGATTTTGCAAACAAAGACAACTACGACATCATGCTAAAACATTTAATCGTGAATGATGACGAAATGGTCGCTAGTGATCGCATGAGTTTTGCAGAAACGAAATCGTTCATCTCTAAAACGAGTTTACGATTCAGAAAACCATATATGAGAAGAACACAGGAGTTCGCAAAGAATTTCGTTCTAGCACGAACAAGCAATCACGTTGAATACCTCAAGGATAAAACAGGTGAGCGCAGGTTCTTACCTGTACTAGCTAGTAATGACAAACAGAAAAAGCATCCTATGAAGATAACGGATGAAGTTGTGAAACAAATTTGGGGTGAAGCAGTCACCATTTATAAAAGCGGTGTGGATTTGATGTTTGATGAAGAAACAGAAGCACAACTCGTTGAATATCGCGAGCAATTTATGTTCAGAGATGAGATCGAACTTCAAATTCTTCAATATCTAGAAATGCCCGTTCCTAAAGATTGGGAAAGCAGAACAACAACTGATCAGTATATTTATACGACTAAATATTTTGCAAACAGCCCTGACTGGACTTCAGGGGGACAACCGATGAATCGAGTGGCTACTCGGGAGATTATGTTCAATTTGTTCCATAAAGAATCGAACGACCAAAAACTATCTCGAAAGATTAGTTTCATTATGGATAATTTATTAGATTGGAAGAAACAATCGTACAAAATTAACGGGAAAACAACCCGGGGGTATAAAAGAATTTCACCTTAAAAAAAGGTTACACGTATGGTGTAACCTTTAGGGATTTTCGGTGTCTACGTGTAACCTTTTACCACATGTAGTTACACGTAGGTTACACGTTTTTTTCGCTACGTGTAACCCTTGGAAACGTTGATTTAACAATGTTTATAGATACTTTTTATATAAAAAGTTACATGTTTACATGTTTTTTTTAGAAAAAGTATATTGTAAGTATAAAAGCCTATTAAATCAACATTCTTATGTTTTTATTTTAATGTTTTTGAAAAAAACGTGTAACCATGTAACCCTGGTTAAAATTTTAGAAAAAATAGTAAAGGAGAGATGCTCATGAACAATATAAAAATGTATGTCATTAGAGATGCTAAAAGTCCGCAATGGTACTTCCAACATATTAAAGACTACTCGAGTATGATGGGGTATCTTGCAAAGAATCATCCAAGATATACTCACAAACTTACGAACGACATTAAACAAGCGATGCATTTTGAAACACCTAATGAGGCTTTAACGTTTATCAAGGAACATTCTATCGAAGGGAATATTATTAAAGACCCCTACCAAGAACAACTCAGTAATGTGACGTTAAAATACATGGGTGAGAATTACGGTGAAGCAATCACGTACATCCATGGAATGATAGAAGGTTCGAGTGAGAAGATGTTAGCTGCTTCCAAAGTGTTAAAAGTGAATGCGAATACGTTGATTAAATTTATGAAAGGCCCGTATTCCGTTGCAGCTCATATTCGAGATCGTATTGTAGAGAATTTAGT